ACCCCAGCCCCTGGCAAGAAATCGCCATTCGGCACATGGAGGATCAGGAGGGAGAAGCGTGAAGGTCGAGCTCCGCAAGCTATCCGATATCAAGCCTTATCCTGGTAACCCACGTCACAATGATGATGCCGTGGCCGCTGTCGATACCGTGGCAGCGTTAGTGCAAATGACCGCAGGCAAACAACCACAGCCGCGTGGTGTGACTTGTCCTCGTTGTGATTGTCGCCGTAGCTACGTTATCTATACTCGGCATCGTCAGGAGCATATACTGCGATTGCGCGAATGCCGCTCCTGTGGTCGTCGCTGGACAACACGAGAGCGATAGCTTACCTGAGGGTTACGTGATGCCCAGTAGACGTCATATCACGGAAACAGAACGAAAAAGCGTCATTGCCCTCTACAAGAAGGGCATGCCTATTCTCCAGATAGCTACAAAAATCAAACGATCACCGAGTACAGTCCACTCCATCCTCGTTCAAGCAGGAATAGCTGGCAAAAAACGGAAAGACGCAGAAGCAAATACCGAAAGAATCAACGAAGAGCTACGACGTGGTGGCAGTCTGCGTAGTGTTGCTAAACGCCTGGGCGTAAGTCTAGCTACAGTGATCCAACGTACACAATCACGTCATCTTCAATGCCCTGAGTCGAACCTCAAAACACGCACAGATTTTGTGGTCAATTCCCCTGGCTTATGGGGCATCTTGTGCGATATCCACTTGCCATGCCACGATAAGACATCTCTTGAAACGGCTGTGCGTTATCTCAAGAGACTTAAACCCAAAGGCATCGTTCTGAACGGAGATACGCTCGATTCACACGAGCTAAGCGATCACGACCGCCGACCGGACATGACGCGCTACAAAGACGAAATTGAGATATGTCGTCAGCTACTTCAATGGCTACGTCGAACTTTCCCGGCCGCTCAAATCGTCTTCAAGCATGGCAACCATGAGGAACGACTTGAGCGCTACTTGTTCCAACGCGCACCAGCACTGGCTGAGCTACCAGGCGTCGATATTCCGACATGGTGTCATTTTGATGATCTCGGAATTGAGAATGTCACAGATCGTCGAAAGATTAAACTCGGCAAGCTGAATTTACTGCATGGTCATGAGTACCCACGTGGTGGCGGCGTGAATCCAGCACGTTGGTTGTACCTCAAGGCCCGCAGCGTCGCAGCGATTGGTCATTTCCATCGTACAAGTATGCACCACGCGCGAAACCTCGACAACAAGTATGAGGTCGCCTGGTCGATCGGTTGTTTGTGCGACCTCAGCCCTCACTGGTTGCCTTACAACGACTGGGACCATGGCTTCGCAACTTGTGAACTGTCCCAGGATGGGAGCTTTCATTTCGAGACAAAGCGAATCATCAATGGAACTGTCTACTGAAGACGATTACAGATATGTAATTGTCTTGCTAGCGATAGGCTTCTTTGTGTTCGTATGTCCGCCTATCCATGTTACAACATGAGTAGATAATTGCCCACAAAAGGTAGAAAAAAGTGATGAGATGCGACCGCGTTCGCCGATCACTGATGAGACTCGCCGCATTGTGCGACATCTAGCAAGTCTCGGCTTGTCGCATGAGGATATCGCTATTACGGTGAGGGTGAGTCGTCGTACACTAGAGCGACGGTGTGCCGATGATTTAGAGGTTGGCCGTGCTCAGATGCGGGGCCGCCTACATAAGATTCAATGGACTTTAGCTGAAAAATCTCCGACGATGGCGATCTGGCTCGGCAAGCAATACCTTGGACAGCGAGACGTGCCGCTACCAACCGATCAACAAGGGGCTGTGATCGAGTATGTCCACCGCGTCATCACGACGACGGCAACAACCGATACACCAAATCGAAATCCCGCTCTTGGCGCATCAGCAGATGTACGCACTGAGTGATGCACGACGCGTCGCTCTGATCGCTGGGCGCGGTGCTGGCAAGACTTGGGCAGGCGCTTATCGCCTGCTCCTCTGCGCCGCTCGTGATCCTGGGCAATACGCTGTCGTGGCTCCTACCTATACCATGCTTGAAGACATCGACTGGCCAGCAGTGCGCTCCGTAGCTCGTCTTATGCGACTCGATCTCGTCGAGTCTCCAGGCAAGATGCTCATGACACTCCCTGGTCGATCAGAGATTCGCTTTCGCTCGGCTGATCGACCAGACCGACTCCGTGGCCTCAATCTCCACGGTATTTGGCTCGATGAAGCCGCCCAGATCGATGAGGAAGTATTGCAAGTCTTGCTCCCAGCATTACGACTCGGCGAATCTCCCTGGCTCGGCGTCACAACAACCCCCAAAGGCACCGGACACTGGACCTACCGAATGTTCGGGCCACAGTCAACAGACGCACACGTCATCCGTGCTACGACACGCGATAACCCGCTATTGGTGAATACAGTACGTGAACAACTGTACAGCGATCTTGTCGGGGTGTGGGCACGGCAGGAACTTGAGGCGGAATGGTGCGATCCGGAAGGCGTGGAATGGCCAGCGGAACTGTGGGGTGACTGGGTGATGGTGCCTCAGTCTACTCTTCCACTCGATAGGATGACTCGTCGTGTTATCGCCGTTGATCCATCACTCGGAGCGCGTCCAGATGCTGGTGACTACTCGGCGATCGTAGCGCTGGGCTGGTGTGATGGCCTACTCTGGACAGAAGCTGATCTTGCTCGTCGGCCACCACATGCAATCATCGCCGATACACTCGTTATGGCCGACCGCTGGAAACCACACGCTATCGGCATCGAAGCGGTCGCATTCCAGTCAGTACTGATCGGTGAGCTCACCCGACAGCGACGCGTGCCCTGGCCAGTCTACGGCATCAAGGCTGACGGTGCAAAAGAACTCCGCATCCGCCGACTCGGACCATCCATCGTTCGGCGAGAATTACGTATTGCGGACACCCCGGGTGGTAGACTAATGTATAGACAGCTTCGCGATTGGCCAATGGGTGACCATGACGACGGGCCTGATGCCCTGGAAATGGCACTACGACTGATGACGGGATGATATAGACCACAAGCTACGCCTAATCGGGATGTGGCGTAGCATCACAACTGCGGGAGGCATCCTATGAGACACGACTCGTGGCTGACGACATCACTTCACGCTTGGTCGAGTCCATCAACCGCATGCTCACTGTCGATGGTGACCCGCCATGGTTGACATTCGCGCAATCTCCATCTCCGACTGATGGCTATCCTTACCGCACTCCAGAGCAACATCGACATATCCGAGACATGATGCGATGGTATGCATTGCATCATCCATTCGCTGCCGCTGCTCTCGAAGTCCGCACGTCCTATGTCGTCGGCAGTGGTCATACCTATCGCGTCGTATCACGAGCCGATGTCACAGTCGATGCTAGCGACCTGACCCGTGCCCTCGATGAGCTACACCGCTGGATGGATGCTGATCGCTGGATGATCCGACAGCGAGAGATTCAATATCGTCTCGACCGTGATGGTGAAGTGTTCTTGCGAGTCTTCGATCTCGGTGACCATCTAGCTGTGCGGTTTGTCGATCCCGAACATATTGTCGGGCCGATTAAGATGATGGCGCATGAAGCCTATGGAGTCCAGGTAGACCCGCTCGACGCTGAGACAGTCACTGGATACTGGATTGCACGACCGATCGGCAGTGGTCTCGGCCCTGTTAGTCTCGGCTCACCAACACTTGTTCCGGCCGCCGAGATGCAGCATCGCAAGGCGAACGTTGACCGGCTTGCTCCACGTGGTCTACCAGTGCTCTGGCCATGCCGAGAATCACTACGACGCTCCTGGCAAATCTTGCGCGCCATGTCCACAGTAGCGAGTATCCAGGCTAGCGTAGCAGCAGTAATCCGCCGGCAGATCGGCGGCACGATCATGCCTTGGACACAACCTGGTGAACCCGGCACCGGTAAAGACGAAGAAGGCCGGACATATCAGCATCTCCCACCAGGTGCCATCATGCATCTAGCACCCGGTGAAGAATGGGACGCACCAGCTAATCGTATCGACGTGGCTAACTACGTTGCCGCGATCCAGGCCGAACTGCGAGCTGTAGCCGCTCGACTATGCCTGCCTGAATACATGCTCTCTGGCGATGCTAGCAATGCGAACTACAGCAGTACGCTCGTGGCTGAAGGCCCGGCCGTGAAGATGTTCGAGCGGCTCCAGTCGGAGATGATTTGGTACGACGTGGAGATTCTTCGTCGGGTGCTGCAGATCGCCGAACGAACAGGCCGACTACCACACGGCCTCACCGATGCTGTCCGCATTGAGGCCGAAGCGCCTATTGTCCAAAGCCGCAATCGCCTAATGGAGGCACAGGCTGACCAGTTGCTGCTCTCGATGGGCGTCGTCAGTCGTGAGACTGTCGCATCTCGTCACGGCTATGACTGGTCGATCGAGCGTGACCGTATCGAGGTTGAGGGCGGACCCGTCCCGACCGACACCCCGACTGGAATGATTCCACCATTGGAGTCGTAATGCTCATCCTTACACGATCCGCTAAGACAGGCGTAGTGATTGCTCATCCAGATGGAACAATCATCCGAGCCCGTATTCTGCAAATAGGCACAGGTCGGCATGGTCAGCCTGTAGTCGTGCTCGGTCTAGATGCCCCGCGCTCGGTGACGATCTTACGTGAGGAGCTGCTTGATGCCCGACGCCTACTCGACTTGGAATCGTCGATGGCTGACAACAAACCATCGACGACAAATAGCGATCAATGACGTGCTCGATCGACTTGATGCCGCCATTCGCGTCGAACTAGACATTCTCGCACCAGCACTAGTCCGAGCATGGCGCACAGCCCCGCCAGCTGAGCGATCTAGGCAAATCGACGTTCTTATACGCCGACGACTCGAACGAGTTCTGCGAGCTCTCGCCATAGCCATGTCTGCTGGTCGTGATCTAGATCGCAAAGCCTTAGCCGACGCTATCCCCGCTGAACTCGTACTAGACTTGCTTAGCCGACTCTCACCACCACAGCCCGTCACTGAAGCAATCATCCTCACAAACGACCTCGATGTCGTCACGCCTGGTACGCCAGCTTGGGCAGCAGCTCCGCTCACTCCAGCACAGGCTAGACAATGGATCGCTCAGCTTGTGTTCCCACCGCTTGATGTTCAAACGCTTATCAACACTTGGCGAAATCAACCACGCCAGACTGTCGCTGCACCGCTGATCCATCGTCTATCGTCACGACTTTGGACCTCGGTAGCCAAGTTGCAGATTGAGTCGCAATTGACGGCCGGCTTGGCTGCTGGTGAGAATGTTGAGCAGCTAACAAAACGAATTCGCTCGGTCACCTCGGCGCTTGCCTGGCAAGCGCGCCGCGTTGCCCGCACCGAGGGACGACGCGCCCTCGAACGTGACCATCTCGACCGTACCACGGACGCCCTCGGCGACATGATCCAAGGTATCAAGATTCAAGCTGTACTGGACAATCGTACACGACCAGAACACGCAGCCCGCAACGGGAAGATGTACTATCGACAGCCAGACGGTAGCTATCGAGACGAAGCCGGACTACCTGCCCCTGAGCTACCAGATGCGCCTAACTGCCGCTGTACATATGTACCTGTGCTGAGGGAGCCGGAGTTTCAGACGGATACCGCTCGGCTTGCTTACGAGTTAACCACGAGAAAATTTTCCGGATGATCGGCTTGAACAAAAAT